TTGGAATGTCATCATGCCCTCCAGATTTCGCTGAGAATACGTTCGGCGGACGCGCGGCGTTCTTCGACAGGCGCAAGTTCCCGTTCCTTTGGCGGCGGCAAGCTGGCGCGATACACGGCTATCGCCCTTCCCCGCTCGGCCTGCACCAGCGCCCGGACATCACCGACATTTGGCTTTTGCCGGGGATGGTCGCGCAGCCAAGCCCGGCAAGCATCGCGGATTTCCTCTGGCGTGAACGCTTCCAGCCCGTCAATCCAGTCACCGACGATTTCGGCTTTCACGGATTCGTCCGGGCGGTTTTGCCAATAGCCGTCAAGCAAGGCTTCGACTCGCAGGCCAATCCACAGGCGATGTTTCAAACGCGCCTGCGGCTCTAGCGATTGCCCGTAAAGTTGGATTGTCGGCGGCAGAGGGGCGGGAAGTGCGGTTGTCATAGTTGCCTTCCATAAGTTTCGTGAATGACTTTGCTTGGGTCAGGAAATCGAAGGTTGCCGTGAAGGGTTTCGTTGTCCTGCCATTGAGGAAGTCGGATGCTTCGGCCTTCGCTAGGGCAACTTGCCAGCCCGTCGCGCCACCGCATTCCCGAAGCCTTTGGCTTAGAGCCGCTCGCCGCGCCCTGCTTACCGTTTGCACCTTCGGCCATCCGGCGCGCTCTGCCGTGGCGTTGTACTCTGAGACGCAAGCCGCGATTTCGTCGATGGGCGGCGGTGTATCTCCGACAGGAGATACCTCTTTACCTTCTTCCCTTCTTGCATCCTTCTTCTCGTTTGTATCGGACCTGTATCGGACCTGTATCGGTCCTGTATCGGAACCTTTCGGTTGCGGCTGATATTCATTGTACTTACAGATGGTTATGACGGTCACACCTGTATCGGCTTTCGACACAATCATCGACAGGTCCGAAAGCCGCTTTATGAATCTCTGCACGCGGGCGGGTGTCCATGACCATGCAGACGCCAGGAAGCGAACGGACGCAGCGAGTTGGCCGCGTTCAAGGTCTACGATCACATCCCCGGCGCGCTTCTTGCGCGGCTTCCATGATGCCTCCATGATAAGCCATATCCACGCTTCACGTTCGGTCATCGGCTCGGCTGCGAAAAACTCATGATCGAATATCGCGCGGGATATGTTGACTGTTCCGCTCATTCTACGCGCCTCGCGTGTTCGGCGTTTATACCGTGAACAACTGTGCTAACATCCCGATTCATTGCAAAGGCGATTGCCGGAATTGTTGCACCATTCTTATGCGCGACGAAATAGACAAGCTGCCTTGCCGCTGCGATACTTGCAAAGCGACGATTGCCCTTAATATCCGCAACAGATATGCCGGTATTGGCAGAAACCGCCTCGACAACCCGCCGCACCATGATATTGCCATTGGCTATTTCTTCGCAGCGTTCAAGATCGGCAGGGGAAAGAATCATATTAAGACCTCCTGCACAGGCTTTTCCGGGGGCGCGATGAATAGGTCAGGCTGCGCGTAGGCATCGCGGACACGCTTAACTGCGATTTCAAAGTAATCCGGGTCCAATTCAATCCCGATACCCTTGCGGCCCAGCTTGGCGCAGGCAACAAGGGTGGTGCCACTGCCCATGAAGGGGTCGAGGATTGTGTCGCCCGTCACAGAATGATGGTCGATGATGTGCATCATCAGCCCCAACGGCTTTTCGTTCGGGTGCATCCGCTCGCGCGGCGGCATTTCCGAATAGATGTTAGGCGTCGGCGGCTTATCGGGATTCCACCGTATGCCCTTGCCCGCCAAATGCGCGACCATCAGCATTTCATGCTGCCGCCGGTATCGCTGGCCGAGGCCGGGGTTTCGTTTGTCCCAGATGATGGAATGGAAGAATTGAAGCCCCTTCTGATCCATGCGCTCGGCCAGCCAGCCAAACACTGGACGCGGCCCCCCCCCCCCCTCGTTTGCAATCGGCTTGCTTTCGATCCCGCGATGCTCGTTTAGGCGGGCGTTCCAGTCGCCATCGTGGTTGGAGTTGCCATAAGGCGGGTCCGTCACCACCGCGTCCACCCGCTGCAGCCCCGGCATCACCTCCCGGCAATCGCCCAGGATCAGCCTGCAATCGCCGATAATGACTTCCTTGCGGATCATGCCAGCCCCCGCCATTTCCGGACCAGCCGCACAACGTCGCCAGTCGTTTCGACAATCTCGACCGGCCAAGTTTCGTGAAACTCGGCTTGCGCTTCGGTTAGCTTGCGTGCAGACTTCGGCTTGGACCCGTCCTTGATTTCAACAAGGTAAACGCTGCTAAACGCGCCGCCGCTCTTCACCACGATGTCCGGGAAGCCCTTGCCCACCATGTGCGTGTCAGCGACTTTGCAGCCCAGCTTGCGGAAGGCGGCAACAATTTCGGGCTGATTGTCGTCAGATTTGGCGGCTCTCAATGACGCCCCCGTGCCAGCGCCCGATGCACGGCCTCATATCGTGCCGCATCATCCGGCCTGATCGGATCGTTTTTGGACATCACGGCTTTTCCTTGATGACGTGGAACGCGAAGCGGCGCATGTCGTCTAGGTGCGCTTTCATGTAACGCTCATCCTGCGCCCGACTTGGCCGGAGTCCCGCGTCCCAAGCCGCATCCATCATCGCCTGCAGAAAGGCGGTGGCATCTGGCAATCGCAGGACAGCATCCTGCGGGGGAAGCAAACCCTCTTCGACTTCCGTGAACGTCATCGACGTTAGGTGCGACACAGTGCGGGAATTGCCGTTGTACCGACAGACCCGCAGGCTAGGATCGAACGATGCGTCATACGTGTCGAAAATCGCGCGCCAAGTCATATTGTCACCCCTTACGGTTTGCGGGACAGGATTTTATGCACGGCCTCATATCGGGCCACGGCTTCGGCATCGCGGTTGCAGACGCGCACAGCACGGCGGGCAATTATGGTTTCCACATGCGGGCGGCGGAATATGGACAGGAAGCGGCGGATCATGCGCGCTCCTGCATTTTTTCCAGCGCGCGAACGGTCGCCTCGTAAAACCGGGCTTGCTTGCCGCCGTTCCGGTCCCGCATCCGGCGATAGAAGGCGAGTTCGCCCTCAAGCTGCCCGATGCGGTACGTGCCGGACCATGCCCCGGCGCTCAGGCGGAATGACTGGCCGTCCGAAGACAGCACGGCGAAGGGAACAACGTCGGTCATTCCGCTGCCCCTTGCGCCAAGGGGGCCTGATCTTGACGATCAGCTAAGGTGTCCCCATGTGAGGTATTGAGTGAACTTGCCCACGCCGCGACGGGTACAGCGCCGCCCGTCTCTCGTTCGATTTTCAGCGCAAGGCCCAGACTTGGGGCCTTACCCGCGCACAGCTTGGAGATTGTTCCCTGATGCACGTCAATGCGCTTAGCAAAGCTGGTTTGCGTCTCGCCCGTGCTGAGAAGATGGTCGGTGAGTGTTATCATGCTTAGCATTATGCCTGACAGGCATTTGCCTTGCAACCCCAAAGCAGTGCGGACGCGCGAAAATTATGCCCAGCTAGTTGTGGCGTCAACTATTCCTGCGCGGCATACTCTGGACATGAAGAATCTGGCGCGCATCCGAGACTCGCGGGGCCTGACCCAAACGCAGCTTGCGGATATGGTCGGGGCCAACCAAGCGACCATATCGAAGATCGAAAAGGGCGTGGGCAACCCCACCCTTAGCATGATTCAGCGCATCGCGGACGCCCTAAAGTGCGACCCCGCCGACTTGTTCAACACGTCCGGGCTGCGCCTGCGCGTCCTGGCCGCTCTTGAAGCTATTGACGACCCGGCGCGCGCCGAAGCGGCTGCTGTGGTGTTGGAGTCAATGGCTGGCCGTCGCGATTAGACTCCAAAACGACTAGCAAGGCCCACAATTCGCGCTTGCTCAGCGCCAAGATCAATTCCTGCATACCCCCCCCCCGAAGCAACGCTACAACCTTAAGCGAATCGCGCCCAAGCGCAAGCCCCCTTTGCGGTAATGCAAATTATTCCCAATAGGCATTGACAGTGCTATGACTGTCAGGCATATTCTTCCTCACAGGGCGCGACACAAGCCGCCCGTTTCGGAGGAAAGACAGACATGACCGAAATCAAAAAACCACTGCGCCGCGTTGCTGCTGGCACGATTTGGCACTTTTTTGATGGCGTCAAAGTTAACGGCCCGCATCACAAAATCACGGGTCACGTGACCCGCATCACGGGCGACGTGACCGGCATCCGGGGTAACGTGACCCGCATCACGGGCGACGTGACCGGCATCCGGGGTAACGTGTCCGGCATTTGGGGCGACGTGTCCGGCATTTGGGGCGACGTGTCCGGCATCCGGGATAACGTGACCGGCATCACGGGCGACGTTTCGCTCATACCGGAAAGTGCGCGCCCCTGCGCGATTGCGGCTTGGGTGCGCGACTAACCGTTAATCACAGGGCGCAATCCGCCCGTTTCGGAGGAAACAATGCAATACCCTGACTTCATCGTACACCAGCTTGCGGGCGTTCTGCGCGTTGCCGATCTGGTCGCGTACCGCCGCGCCCCTGCGCCGCGCATATCGCTGAAAACCCCGGTTTCCGTCCGCTATCTGGCGGACCTGACTGACACGGCGGGCCGCTGACATGGGGGCCGTAGTCACATTCCCCCGCAATGAAACCGGGCTGGCCGATGCCCGCGCCGTGCTGCGCCGTGAGACGGTAAGCCCCGAAGAGTTGCGGGCCGCGTGCAACACGCTGCTGATGCTCGGATCACCGACAGACGTTGAGCTTGCCCGCATCGTGCTGGCGTTCCAGCGGCACGCGCTCATGCAGGACGCCCCGCCGCCGCGCCGGGTGTATCTGTCCGATGCGCTTGTCGTTGCCGGGTTCTTCGCCGCGCTTTGGCTGATGCTGGCGGTGACGCCATGAGCGCCTATATCCTGCGATCATGTGACAGCAACTTGCAGTCACGCGGTGGCTTTCAGTGGCCCGAAAGCGGCCCCGTAGAGGCCCTGGACTGGAACCCACAACCGGAATGCGGAAATGGCCTGCACGGCTTTCTTTGGGGCAATGGCGATGGCCGTCTTGCCAATTATGCAGACACTTCCCGCTGGATTGTCGCCAAAGTGGACGAGTGGGTTGATCTTGGCGGCAAGGTGAAGTTTCCCCGCGCGGATGTCGTATTTGTCGGCCAGCGCAATGAAGCGGCTGCGGAAATTGTCCGCCTTGGCGCGACCGGCGCGGTTATCGGGTATAACGCCACGGCAGGCGAAAGAGGCACGGCCACGGCAGGCGACTACGGCACGGCCACGGCAGGCAACAGAGGCACGGCCACGGCAGGCGAAAGAGGCACCATCGTTATTCAGTGGTATGACGGCAATCGCTTTCGTCTTGCCGTTGGCTACACCAATGAAGACCTTAAACCCAACACGGCATATCGCTGTGAAGGCGGGAAGTTTGTCGAACAGGGCGGTGCAGCATGAGCGGGCGCAAGCATACGCCGGGGCCGTGGTTTCTGCGTCTGAGCGATAATGGAACGCCGCTCATTGAGTTTGGCCCTGTCTGGGCAAAGGGAAGCCTTAGCTATCGGATTTGCGCAATGCCTGCGGAGATAATGCAGCCATTGAATTCATACGCCAACGCCCGCCTTATCGCTGCCGCGCCCGATCTATTGGACGCGCTGGAACGGCTGTTGGAATTTGTCGAGGCGCACACTGCAACAGGCGAAGTGATCCCGTCACACACCGTTGAACATGTGCGTTCCCGCGCCGCAATCGCCAAGGCAAAAGGAGGTGCAGCATGACCACAACCGAAACCCACTTTAAGCAGGACGCCCCGCCGCCGCGCCGGGTGTATCTGTCCGATGCGCTTGTCATTGCCGGGTTCTTCGCCGCGCTTTGGCTGATGCTGGCGGTGACGCCATGAGCATCACCTATGGACACATCAACCTTGACGGTTGCGGCGGCGGGACGTCGATAGAGGTTGCAGTCCAGTGGGATTGGGAGCCGGGCTATCCAGGTACGCGGGATGACCCCGAAGAGCCGGAAGGCGCTGAAAACATCCGCGTCATCGGCTGGCGCTGGCCGAAGCAAACCGTGTGGACAACGCCTGACAAGAACATGGAGCAGGTCTTGTGCGAGTGCGTCACGGTCGAATGGCTGCTGACCGATGGCGACCGTGACGACTATCCGAACGCTTGGCGGGATGCGGCGGAATGAACATCGCAACTGAGATTGCAGACACGCCTATCGGCTCAATCTGGTTGGCGCGGCGTGCCGACACGGACAGCGGCCCCTTCGGCATTGGCGATACCGAGTCCGATGCGATTGCCGATCTGCTGACACTGATAGAGGAACCGGAAGAATGAATTTCATCGCGCCGCATCTCACGGCTGCGCTCCGCACGGCATCGCCCCGCAACTCAACGCAACGATTCTTTTGGCAATTTACCGCCGCTCCACCCCGCGACTCCTCGCGCCGCAACGCCCCGCCTCGCACCGCTGCGCTTCGCAACTCAACGCAACAACCTAACCTGAGAGGATAAACACAATGCGCCAAGTCACCGTCCATATCGTAGGCATCACGCCCTACAGCCAAAGCCGGATGCACGATACACCGAAACTCGACAAGGAACGCCCCGACGAATACGAAGCCCGCACGTGGCGCGAAAAAAGCACGTTTGATGCAAGCGGCATGATCGAAATTCCGGCTATGGCGTTCAAGCAGGCATTGCCCATTGCGTCAAAGCGCCTTGGCGATCAAATCCCCGGCAAGGGCAAGGCGACCTACACCAAGTTTTTCGAGGGCGACGTGATCTGCGAAGCCAACGCGCCCCTCGGTGTCCACAAGGATGACGTGGAATCCGTCACCATCAACGCCAACTCGGACGGCGTGCGGGGATCGGGCAAGCGGGTAAAGCGCATCTTCCCGATCATCCCTGCCCCGTGGCGCACGTCTGCCCGGTTTTCGATTTTTGACGACACGATCACCCAAGAGGTTTTCGAGCGGGTCTTTGCCGCCGCTGGAATGAGTGTCGGTGTCGGACGCTTTCGGCCAGAGAAGGGCGGGCTGAATGGCCGGTTCAAGGCCGAAAGGTTCGATTGGGAATAACGCAGCGCCCCGCCACGCCCCGCCTCGCTCCGCCGCGCAACGCGCCGCAACTCAACGCAACTCAACGCAACGATCCACAACCAAAAGGTTCACCATGTTTCAGAAATCAGACCTGACCCAAAAGACCCATGATCTGCTGATCGGCGTCAATGCCGAAATATCCTACGCCACGCTGGCAAGCCATGTCGGCCTTGCCACGTTTGACGCCCGCCTGCGCAGCGCCGTAATCAGCGCCCGCCGTTCGCTGGAACGGGAACACGGCATTGTCTTTGAAACGGTGCGCGGCCTTGGCCTGCGCCGCCTTGCCGATCCTGATGTGGTGCGCAGTACCAATGCGATCCGGCAGAGCATCAACCGCAAAGCCAAGTCCGGTATTCGCCGCCTTGGCGCGGTGCGCAACTTTGCCGCCCTGCCCCTGAAAGAGCAGGCACAAGCGACGATCAACCAGACGATTTTTGCAATGGCTCAGGATGCAAGCGCGCTTGCGCCGAAGGCCCCCGCTAACCCCGTGCCGCCTGCCACACCCGACGTTGCCGCGCTTAGGCAGGCGTTCGCGGCACAGTAATTCCCGCCGCATCGCCTCGCCACGCTGCGCACCGCTGCGCTCCGCAACTCAACGCAACGATCCACCACTCGGGCAGATAGAGGAAACAGACGAATGACACCCGCAACCATCATCGAGCGAAAGGGCATCAGATGATACACGTCACCAAATCCACCGACATGATTGAGGTCACGACACTTTGCCTGACCATCTACAGCCAGCCCGGATTGGGTAAAACCAGTCTTGCATTTTCTGCAAGCCGCCCGCTGTCGCTCGACTTTGACAACGGCGCACACCGCGCACCGAACCGCTCCGATGTGGTCCGCGTGACCGAATGGGCCGAGGTCGCCGGTATCAAGGCGGATGACGTAAAGGATTACGATACCATCATCATAGACACCGTGGGCAAGGCCCTAGATGTGCTTGCGCAGGATGTCATCAAGGGCGATAGCCGATTGGCATACGGCGGGGCGCTCAACCAACAGGGATGGGGCAAACTTGGCGTCCGCTTCTCTGCTTTCCTGCGGCTCATTCGGAGTTTCGGAAAGGATGTAATCCTGATTGCCCACATGGACGAACAAAAGGACAGTGACGCAATCAAGGAGCGCCTCAAGGTGCCAGGTGGATCGAAAGACTTGATCCTGACCGACAGCGACGTGATTGCGCGCATTTCAATCTTCAACAAAGAGCGTCACCTTGTCTTTTCCCCGACTGAAACATCATTCGGGAAAGACCCGGCGGGCTTGCTTTCCATGCCGATCCCGGACGTAAAATCGGCGGCATTCAAAACATGCATGGCCGATGTCATTGCGACCGTGAAAGACAAACTCAATGCGCTTTCCGATGCGCAACTTGCGCATAAGGTCGAGATGGATTGGTTCGCGCAAACCCTGCCGAATATCAGAACGCCGGAAGAATTGAACCTTATCCTTGGCCGCGCAAAGCAGGCGGGCCGGGACGTGGGCCGGATGGTTGTCGCGCGGGCCGAGGAATTGCAGCTTGAATTTGACGCTGCAACGCGCGGGTATGTCTGGCTCGATCAGATGCAGGAAGTCGATACGAGCGCTGAGTTTGGCGATAAAGAAAAGGAAACGGCATGACTACCAAAGTCCTGAAAGAACTGGCTGTCGCGGTATCAACATATGAGGACCGCGCCACCGGCCAGCAAAAGAACCGATACAAGAATATCGGCGTCATGATGGAAAGCACCAATGACCGGGGGGAACGAAACACGTTCCTAATGCTGGATCGGTCATTCAATCCCGCTGGCGTTGCCTTCAAGCCGGGAAGCGACAAAATCCTTGTCAGCATGTTTGACCCGAAACCGAGGGACGGCCAAGACGACAATGTATCACTCCGCGATACAGCCCGTCAGGCACCGGCTGGATATGGCGCGGGCGGACGGCCCGATCTGGACGACGAAATCCCCTTCTGAATACCGCGCACGTCTCCTCCCCGTAGCGCGGAAAAACCCCCGGCGTTGCACCGCGTTACGCCGGGGGCAACTGAAAAAAACGGAGTAACTATGCAATACTTACAAACGGCAACAGGAGTTAGCCATGAACAACACGGAAGAACTGCGGAAATTTCTGATCGCCCGGATGGTCGGCTTGGCAAATGGCACGGAAAACTTGGCGCAGAGCCAAGCGATTGCAGCCCTTGCCAAGCAGATCAATGCGACCTTGGCGTTGGAATTGCAGGCGGTTCGTATCCTCGCCAATGGCGGGAACGCAAAGCCCCTGCGTATTGCCGCCTAGTCACAATTTTTGAACGGTGGGCCAGACGTTTCGGCCCACCGGCCTTCATCCTTTATGGAACAAATGGGTTTCGCGGTACTTCAAGGCATAAAGACCCTGCGGTGCTTTTGCTTGCAGAACAAGGTTGCGCGCTACATGATGTTGCTAGAGAAATTGTTCGGCGCTACAGCTACAGTAATATGACAACAAAGGCATTTTGGGAGGCGATTCAAACATTCGGTTCGCTGTCGCGGCGAGTCTTTTTGAATGGGACACAGTATTGGGTTCCTAATGAAAGAGTGTATCGGCGTATCTGCGACCTTTTTATGCTTTACGCCACTTGTGGACAAAATGCGCAAATCATTGAATGGGTAAAAAGCGAATGCGTCGAGTAATCACCATCCGGGGCATATCCGACCGCGCCAACCTGCACCGTTGGGTTGACGCCGCGCCCATTGGGTTCCGCGTCGAGTTTAAGGAACCGACGCGCAGCTTGGAACAGAACGACCGCTTATGGGCTATGCTGGCAATCATCGCCAAGGAAGCGCGCATTAACGGCATGGCCTATGAGAAAGAGGCGTGGAAGTGCATATTCATGAAGGCAATGGGCAAGGAAGCGCAATTCCTGCCGACACTGGACGGGACGCAATTCTTCCCGACCGGGTTCCGGTCATCGGATTTGTCGGTGAAGGAAATGACCGACCTGCAAACGTCGATTGAGGTATATGCGGCGGAACAGGGGATTGAGTTGGAGAAGGCGGCATGACCTTCAACCGCTGGACAAGTCCGCATTTTAAGCCGCCGAAGATCAAGAACGGCACGGCTGCGGGATTGAAGCACATGGGCCGGGTAAAGCAGCTTCCTTGCGTGTGTTGCGGGGCCACCCCGACCATCGCGCATCATTGTATCAGCGGGCGCTATTCACAAGCCAAGGCCAGCGACTATGACACGATTCCGCTGTGCTACGAACATCACCAAGGGGCCACGGGTATCCACGCGAACAAGGCCGCATGGGAAGCGACGTATGGACTGGACACCGACTATCTTGCTGTGACGAGGGATATGCTGGCGGGCGAGTATATATCGCCCTGGACCGCAAAACGGAGGGAAGGCGAATGACTGATAACGATTACGTTGCAGAACTGCGGTCTTACGGCGGGCGGGTGACGAATGAAGCCGCAGACCGCATTGAAGCCCTGACAACGCAGCGTGCCGAAGATGCGGACGTGCGGACACAGATTGACCACCGCCTCGAGGAACTTGTGGGGCAGGTTGACGCCCTGACGGCAGAGCGGGACGCCCTACAGGCAGACAACGCGCGGCTGCGGGATGCGCTAAAGGAACAAATTCACATCCGGCAGAATTGCCACCTGATGCCGTGCGCCGCGCCGGGGAATGATAGCTGCCAGTGCGAAACAAAGTACCGCACCGCCCTCAACACCGCAAAGAAAACCAAATGAGTGACAAGATCAGCCGTGAAGATGCACAGGCCGAAATCAACGGCCTTCTTGTGGCAGAGATTTGCCGCGACTTTGGTATCAACTTCCTCGATGTCTACCCGCGTCATATCCTTGAAAGGGGTGTCGGGCCAGAACAGGCTTTCATTGGCCTTGCCATCAAGCGGGGGCATCTGGCCCTTCCCGCCGTGCAGCCCGACGCCGCTGCTATCCGGGAAGCGGCGCTGGTAAAGGCGCTGGACGCGGCATTTCCAATCGTTCGCAAAGCATCTGTCGCGGCTAAAATGGACGCTGTGAACGCATCCCCGAGCGACCCAACTGCGCTGCGACGCGAAGCGTGGATAAGGGAATGTGACGCAGCACTTGAACTTGTAGTCAGCGCCCTCGCCCTGATCGACAACCCCAGAAAGGAGGTGGTGCCCAGTGAGCCAAATGGATCGGCTAAAGGACCGCGTGACATAGGCCCCGGCGATCAAGCGGTTGCCGGGGCCGCTGGCCCGTTCCGCGCTAACCCCGAGGACTGGACCGAAGATTATGCCCATGAAAACGGCAACTACATGTGCCTGTGCGTGACCTGCGGCAAGCGATTCTGCGGACACAAACGCCGGGTGACTTGCCGTGTCTGCGCCAAGCCCGAGCCGGTTGCCGGGGCCGTGCCTGTGACGGTCCAGGAAGCGGCGCGGGTGCTAGAGGAAAATGTCACTAGCTCACAATACCAAGACGCCATCCAGGTGGCCATGCTGCACGGCCTTTCCCAATATAAAGCGCACGCAATTATCGGCGGCTTTTTACACCCCCCCGCGCAGAAAGCAGACAGCCATGAATGACCTGCCAGAGCGGGTTTGGGTTTGGCGTACCGATCCGGGCAAGAAAGTGGTTATTTCTGTACCGGGCCAGCCATATCCCACGGGAGCGCCGGAATACATCCGCAAGGACATCGCAGACGCGGCTGTGGCTGCGGAGCGGGAGCGGTGTGCGAATCTGCTGGCAATACTCAAGGCAAAGCAAGCGGAGGGGCGGGGGTGACCGCAAACTTACCCGCCAAGCCCGATCCCGACCGCGCCCTGATTGGCGAAGTTGCAATGGACATCGGCAAGGAAGTGGTGTCGCATCTGCGCATCCAGTATCCCGGCGCGTTCGCTGCATTGGGTCCGAGCGGGCAACTGTCGCTCCGCAACTGTGTCCACAATCAGATCATGGCTGCGCTTGACACAACAGACGCCGATGAAATCCGCGCCCGATTGGATCAGAGAAAGGCTTTCCGGCGCAAGATGCACAAGGCTTGGGATGACATTAGGAGCGAGAAATGACCCGCCCTACGCCCCGCTATGGCAATCGCAAGGTTCCCAAGATGTACGCGGAAATCCAAACGCTGCGCGAGGCGATCCGGGCCGAAGGCACGCCCGCCATTCAAGACGCATGGGATAGGGTCGAGCAGCATATCGACTTTGTGTATCAGGAGGCCAAGCCGTGACCCGCCCTATGCCCGCCGCTATCCGCCCCCTCACGCCCGAAATGCTGGCCGACCGCTGGCTCTGCTCTGCCGAAACCGTGCGACAGTTGGTGAAACGAGGGGACTTGCACGGATTCCGGGTCGGTCGCATGATCCGCATTCCGATGGTCGCGGTGGAGGAATACGAGGCATGTCAGAATATCGCATCGGGCGGCTCAACGGCGGCTTCGTTGTTACCTGGTGGGAAAATGGAAAGCGACGCCGGTATCGTCTTGCTGCACTCACGCGAAAAGACGCGGAAAGCGAAGCGATAGACCGCATTAGGCGCGAGACGATCACGCCAGAGGTATCTACCGTCGCCACTCTTTGGGAAGCCTATCGCGTTGACCGCAAGGGCCGGTCTGTTGCTGAGACAATGCGATACACCGGCTTGCCGATCTGCAACCATTTTGGCGCACTGCGCCCCGACCAGATCACCACTGCCCATTGTCGCTCTTACGCCGCCACAAGAAAGAAATCTGGCATCAAGACCGGATCGGTATGGACAGAATTGGGCCACCTGCGAACAGTCCTGTCATGGGCGGCGCAGCATAACTTGATTGCCAAAGCCCCGGCGATTGAACGCCCGTCAAAGCCCGCACCGAAAGAACGGTTCCTGACCTCGACAGAGATTGATCGCTTGCTGGCCGCAGATTGTGAGCCGCACATCAAGACGGCTATTCACCTGATGCTCAAGACGGCTGGCCGAGTTGGCGCGGTCTTGGACCTGACATGGGACCGCGTGGATATTGACCGGGGCCAAATCAACCTGCGCGCCGATGCCGACGGGCCGCGCAAAGGTCGGGCCACTGTGCCAATGAATGACAGCCTGCGCGCGGTGCTGGCCGTCGCTAGAGAAGCTGCGCTGACTGACTATGTGATCGAATGGGCGGGCGGGCCGGTCAAGTCAATCCGCAAGGGCTTCGCATCTGCGGTCGCCAATGCCGGACTGTCCGGCGTGTCGCCTCACGTCCTGCGCCACACCGCCGCCGTCCACATGGTCGCTGGCGGCGTGCCTATGTCGCGGGTCGCGCAGTACCTGGGCCACTCGTCAACCTCGATCACCGAGCGGGTCTATGGGAGGTTTTCGCCGGATCACCTGCGCGATGCGGCAGAGATTCTCGACTTTGGGAAGGCGCTTAAAGTACGATGAACCTAAGCGCACTTCGCCGTTTTGGCGTAAGTCTTTGATTTAATGGTGGGTTGTGAGGGACTCGAACCCCCGACATCTTCGGTGTAAAAAAACCGTTCCCCCGCCAAGCTATTGATTTTTCGTCAAGCGCACCCTTCGCAGATTGGGCATGTTCTTGGTTTGGCCAAGCAAAGCAGGTTCACACAGGTTCAGCGAACCTAAGCGCACTTCGCAAAATCACACCCCCCGGATCAGGTTGCGCCCGTCCTGCGTAGCCCGCAGGGTGGCCCCGATCAGTTCAGATGCCAGCCCCAATGCCGCCCTGTCTGTGAGCGGCACTACGGCAACCTCTTTTCCGTCATCGAAGATGTGCAGCGTGAGGCCGCGAAGGATTGCGAATTTCATGCGATTGCCTGTTGACATTGTAAGCGAGGCGCTTATATTGGGGGTATGGAAACGCAAACGGGAGATGCGCAGATGACCGCAAGCTACTATTACGGCCAAGTCCCTTACGGACCGAATGTTGAGGCAATTCGCGCCCGCGCAATGCGCATTGTTCACGGGAAAATCCCTGCTCAAGTCCGCAAGGAACTTATGGACGCCGTCAAAGCGGGTCATCTCGGCAGGCTCAAGAAGGACGGCTTAAGGCCCGAGATTTTCTTTCACCCCGACCACAAGCACGGCGCAGTCGCCCGCCAGAAATCGGAAGCCGCTTATGCGGTTCGGTGCATCGCGGGCGTCGTTGCCCCGATGGATGATACCATCTTGGCTTTGACTCTCGCCTAACCCCGCGCGCCTTCGGGCGCACACATCAATGAAGGAGGAAACGATATGACATCCAAATACTTCACAACCGCCGATGGCCGCATTGTTCGCGGCGAGGTCGTGCGCCTGCCGGTGCTAGCGGTGAACAGCGAGTTCGGCGTTGGACTTGCGGTGTACCTCGGAGAGGCATCGGGCCTGCGCGAAGCCGAATACATGGCGGTGCGCGCCGACCTCTCGCCGTTGACATATGACCATCGGCCTTCGCCACCGGTTACGGTTAGGGCTACCTCACATTCCATTGTCGCCGACAACGGCGAAACCTATCACGAATGGATTGAGGTTCCGGTCGCGCAAAAGGGAAAGGTGGCGTGATGAACTTCATGCGAATTGCACGCGGCGTGTATCGCGGCGAAGAAAGCGCGGCTTCTGCGTGCATTGATCGGGATGACTACGGCAGATGGTTCTGGACTGTCCTTTATGAGGGTGGCGCGACCATCAGCGGCGTTCAATATTCCTTTTCGGGGGCCAAGAAGGCCGCAATCACCGCCGCAGCGCGCAGGCCACCACATGACCCCCGCTGAAATCAAAGCCGCCCGCCTGCGTTTGGGTATGACGCAGGCGGAATTGGCGGAAGCCCTGGGCTACGCTCACAAGCAGTCGATCAGCGATCTAGAGCGTGGCGTGAACAAGCCGCCAACGGCGGTGCAGATGTTGCTCAAAATGATGCTGGAGAAAAAGATCGCATGGCGCTAATTGCGCCATGACCGCCCTGCGCTGCACATCATCGCTCAATCGGGTCCAGCGCCCTGAGAACAAGCCCGTCGCGCCGGTCAAAGGTCATGCTTTGCAGCGCCCGCCTGCCGCCGTATCCCATCGACGCCGCATAGGCATCCGGGGGGCAGAACGCCCGCAGGCTTTCATACCGCAGCGGGCCAAGGTCTTTGGCATGGTCGTGATGCACATGCCCGACAAGGTAGTGCCGGTGACGGGTATCCGACCAGAACGGGCAAACGTCTGACAGGTATAGCGCCATTTGCTGCGGCTTGCCCTTGTCCCCGTGGTGCGCAAATATAGCGCACTTGCCCCATTGCAGCATGAATAGATCACGGGGCGACTTGTCCACTTCCACGCGCGGTTCCAGGCGATAGCGTTCCCCAAGCGCAAAGGTCAGCACCAGATGGCTATGCGGGTCGTGGTTGCCGCGAAGCACCCTTACGGTCACGCTAGCATGTTTTGCTAGCAGGCGGTCCACGGTTTCCGCGATGATGGCAATGCCTACATCAAGCACCTTGTGGAATCGCCCGTCCATATCCAGCTTGTGCTTCGATGCCGGGGTTTCTGCGCGGGTATCGTCGCTGTGGAAATAATCGCCGCCGATCAGCAGCACCGCCTTTTCCGCTGCCGGGGTCAGGGCCAGCACCTTTGCAAAGGCTTGCCGCATGTCCTGTGCGGCAAGGGTCAGGTCATAGTCCTGCCCGCCAGTTTCTTTGCCCCACGCCTGCATCCCTACATGGGCGTCCATAAGCGGATACACGGCGCACAGATCGGCCATAACGGATTCCGGTGCAATGACCGGTTCCGCAGGGCTTAGCCCCTCCAGCGCCGCCCTGATACGCTCTGCAACGTCTTCCGGAGGCTGCTCGATCTTGTGGTAGACCGAAAACCCCGGCTCCCCGTCTTTCGGGGGAACCTTCGTCCACATGGAATGCGGCACAAGCCCCGTGCCTACCGCGTCCATTGCCGTCTGTACGGCCAAGTCACGGCTGTTGCTGACACTTCACGGGCCGCAGACGCGATAGACCCGCCATTGCCCAGGTGCCTTTGAATGGCCTCTAAGCGGCGTTTCTTTTCGTGTTCTGGCGTAATCATGCAGGACTTCCGGGCGCGACAAACTCGCCATTGACACCTGCAGCAACCATGCAGGCCCGCCCGTCCGGCGCGACGATAAGCGCCGTCCAGCTTGCCGTTTCGGGGTTGAAAAACAGGACGGTGACAAGCCCCCGGCTGTCGATCCCGACAAACCGCTGCGCCTCGCCAAACTCTTTGGACAACGCCGCCGCCATATCAGCGTACCCGCCGCATTTGGTATCCGCAAAGGCAGGCATGGCAAAGCAGACGGCCAAGGCCGCTAGTGTTTTCATGGCTTCATCCTTTCCGTTATTTCAGGCAGGTTGCGTCCAGGGTGGCAATCAACGCCTGCCCCGTGACCACCGACTTATCGCCGCCGTCTGCCGCCAATGCCGCCGCATGTGCGGTGCGCTGCGCATCCGTCGCATCGCAAATGGCGCTATCGTTTGCCGCGCTCATGCAACCAGCTACGGGCCAGATCAGGGCTATCCACAATATCCGCTTCATCGGCTTTCTTCCTTGTTGCTGCATAGTCCTGTAGGGCCTCAGATTTGGCCTTCTGGCGGGCATGTCGCTTTCCCGCTACGTAGATGCCCAAAAGCGCAAGAATGGCCGCTACAGGCTTCCACAGCGCCCGCACGATGCCCGTCCAGATCATGCGCGGTTCTTCGTCATGTATGCGGCAATGGCACTGACACCCAACACGGCCCAGCCGATGATTTCGGCTTTGTACGGGGCGAAGGGGTGATCCGGCCAAAGCGCATCAAGCGCGCCGAAGCCGCCGTTGACAACGAAGCCCGCGATGACAAGCGCCCACCACTTGCGGGTAGGGGCTGCGGTCGGTTGATTGACAAGTGTCATGCTTTTACCTTTCCGAACATGCCCATGATCAGGGCGATAAGGGATTGCCACATCGAAGGGGTCGGTTGCGGGGCATAGGATGACGCCTTGCCGTACCAAGCCGGGACGTTGAAGCCCGGACAGGCTTTCGCGGCGTACTCGTTGTGGCCGCTGATCTTAGAGATGATCGGGTACTGCCGTCGCAGATCGGCAATCAGCTTGCGCAGAGCCACATCCTGTTCCGGCGTGAAGTTCTTCGCAAAGGCATCTGTTTCTGCCGACCCATGCCCGCCGAAAAGGGCAATGCCGATGGTGCCGGTATTGTGGCCCATAACATGCGCGCCTTCCTTTTCCACGGGGCGACCGGGGGCAACCTTGCCGTCACGGTCGATCAGGAAGTGATAGCCGATGTCCTTCCATCCGCGCTCTGAAACGTGCCAGCGCCGGATTTCAGCAACCTTTTGCCCCAAGGACTTGCCAGCCCACCATTCGGGCCGGGTTGCGGTGCAGTGGATTATGATTTCGCCAATCGGTCTCATTTGCGGTTCTCCGTAATCAGCACCGTCTCAATCCGCGTCAGCTTTTCATCTACCTTGTCGAATTGCCGCGCGACATCGGTGCGCAGATCGTCATGCCGCTGCACCCGGTCGCGCATTTCCCTTTCCAGCAGGGACAGCCGACTCCGGTCTGTAAATACCGCGCGGACAAACCACCAAACAGCCGC